TCCAAGGTATCCGAATGAAGTATAATATTACTTTTGAGAAACCTGATATGTATGTAACCTTCAGAGATCATATGCGTCATGGTGATGTATGGACTGCTGAAGTATCATTACCAATGCAAGATACACCAGAAGAACCACCCTATTCATATTGGGTGGTTGTTGATGTTATTGCACCAAATAGAGATTTAGCATATTATATTGTGAGTGTAATGTACCCTGATTACGAAACTATTACTATAGAAGATGCACCACTCCAACCAGACGAACTATGAACCCGAAGTTGATGATTATGTTATATGGGATAGAGGTGAATATGGAATAGATGAAGGATGGGTTTATTTTAAGGGTGATGAAGTTGATAATGAGAAAAGGGTTAAAGGTGGATGGAAACCAGTTGCAAGATATATTACAATAGAGACTGGTGTTAGACCTAAACCTCAATGTGATTATTCAAAAAGTGATCCTCACAAATATATTCATACATTATTATTATGTTATGATACAGATTGGCATCAATTAAAGTTCGTGAAAAAAAGAGAAACACCAAATTGTCAACATTATTCGCAGTATGATGATGTACACTAACTGGTACGTCTAAACTGTCCCTATAGTGTGAGGGATATGTGGTTCCTATGCCCCGATTAAGTTTGGGGGTTCAGGTGTAAGCGATTCCCATAGGGTAAATTTGGGCAGCATGGGTGAAACCCAGATCAGTGCCCCGTTCTCTCAAACAAGAAGCAGAGACATGATGATGAATTAAAATTACTTACCCTCAATGTTTCTCCCGCTATTTGGGCAAGAGTCTATGGTTGTCTCAATTCAGTTGAGAAATTACGTCCTGTAAGTCCTACACACAACAACGAGGAGATGGATGTGCCTCGTGGATCGCAACCACAGAAAGAACTAACATCCCTATAGTTTCCATTGCATTATTATTCTATGCCAACTGCATCTACAGCAAAGAGATCAACAACTCCACGCAAAAGACGCACTCGTAAAGTATCAACAACTGCGGTTAAATCTGCAACTCTAAATACTCCAGTTGTTAAAAAAACTGTGACTAAAGAAGAACCAGTTAAGTCAATCAGACCTGCTCAACCTAACCTAACTTGGAAGGATTACAAAGCAGATGCAATAGTTCGTTGGAATATTCATTCTTATGAAGTTAACGAACTAGGTAAAGATTTGGTAAAAGGTTATCAACTTGTTAAGCAACATGCAGTACAAGTTGTTAATTATACTAAAGACTCTTACAACAAAGCATTTAACTAGGACAGCAGATAAAGTGTCACACAGACCCCTTCACAGGGGTCTTTTTTATGTTATATTACTATTATTGATGGATTTATTATGAATTTAAGACCACATCAAGTGGAAATTATTGATACTTTACAAGAGAATCGTAAGGGTCAAATAATAGTACCTACAGGTGGTGGTAAAACAATGTGCATGATTAAGGATGCACAAAAAAGATTTAACGATTGTAATTGGGATTTAGTTAATAAAGATTGTGATAGAAAAACTGTTGTAGTTGTAGCACCTCGTATTCTCTTAGCACAGCAATTATGCGAGGATTTTGTTAAGTATTTGGCAAGAAATCCATTCTTACGTCATCACATACTACATGTACATTCTGGTGATACTCATCACGAATCAACTACAAATAGTGACGCTATTAAACAATGGGGTAAGGACAATTACAGATTTAATAAGTTAATCTTCACCACATATCATTCTCTTCATAGAATACAAGAAGCAGAGATTGATGTTGATACAATATATTTTGATGAAGCACATAATAGTGTTCAAAAGAACTTTGTTGAAGCAACAGAGTATTTTTCAATGTATGCTAATCGTTGCTACTTCTTTACTGCTACACCTAAACATTCCAAGACTCCTTTTAAAATAGGGATGAATGATTATGACATTTATGGTAGAGTATTAGTTAATGTACCAGCACCTAAGTTGGTGGATGAAGGTGTAATATTACCACCCAAAGTTACTATCAAGAAGATAGATGTCGTGGATGATAGTAGATTCAAGCATGAGCATGATTGTGACCATGTAGTGTCAACTATTGATGAGATTGATATTGATAAAGTATTAATTTGTGCAAGATCTACCAAACAAATTGTTAACTTAGTATCACAATCTGATTTCTGTATTGAGTTAACTAATCGTGGATATTCGTGGATGTATATTACAGCAAAAACTGGTGGAATTATAGATGGTGAAAAGGTTAGTCGTGAAGAATTTTTTAATGTACTTAATGTTTGGGGTCAAGATGATACTAAAAGATTTGTAGTATTACATCATAGTATATTATCTGAAGGTATTAATGTAAGAGGATTAGAAGCAGCATTATTCTTAAGAAACATGGATTATATTAGTATTAGTCAAACTATTGGTAGAGTAATAAGAAAAGGTCGTGAATCAAAAACTTATGGTCTTGTTGTGGTTCCATGCTATGATAAGGTTGGTATATCTACATCACGTAAAGTTGAGGCAGTTGTTGATACTGTGTTTAATAAAGGTGAACCCGCTATTTCTACTATTAGGAGGTAATTATGAAAAATTGGTTAAACTTAAATGAAAATACTCCTTGGATAAAAGGATATGAGGATAAACATTCTAATCCTGTGTATAAACATGCAGAGAATCCTGAACGGTGGAAAGTAGAATGTAATAAGTTATTCATGCAATATTATGGAGAAGGTGGATCAATAGATATTAGACTTATGAATACTGATAATGATTTACAACATCAAATAAACATTACTATTGATGATGGTAAATTAAAAGCAATAGTATCGGAGCAAACTAAATGAGAGATACAATATTATTTGGAGATTGTTTAGAAACACTTAAACAATTCGATGAAAAAGCTAGGTGTTGCATTACATCTCCACCTTATTATGGTTTAAGAGATTATGGAGGGGAGGATTATCAGATAGGACAAGAAGAATCTCCAGAAGAGTATATTCAAAAATTAGTAAAAGTATTCCAAGAGGTAAGAAATAATCTAACAGAAGATGGAACATTGTGGTTAAACATTGGTGATAGTTACTATAACTATAGACCAGGAAAAGGTCAAGCATTAGTTAAACAAACTGTTGCTACTAATAAACAAGATTTACCAGACAAATGTGCAAGACGAGGTAATAAATTAGATGGGTTAAAAGAAAAAGATTTAATAGGAATACCTTGGATGTTAGCATTTGCGTTAAGAGAAGATGGATGGTATTTAAGACAAGATATTATCTGGCATAAACCTAATCCAATGCCAGAAAGTGTGAAAGATAGATGTACTAAATCCCATGAATATTTGTTTCTACTAAGTAAGAATAAGAAGTATTATTATGACAATGAAAGTATCAAAGAACCAGCAAAAGATTGGGGTACTCGTGATAGAACTAAAGGGAAATATCATAATAAGGGTACAGGATTACAACCCCATTCTGGACTCACTAAATCATATCCAACAAAGAATAAAAGGTCTGTTTGGAGTATAACAAATAAACCATATAGAGGTGCGCATTTTGCAGTATTTCCACCAGATTTAATAATACCATGTATTAAAGCAGGTTCAGAGAAAAATGACATAATTCTTGACCCATTTATAGGATCTGGAACAACAGCAATGGTAGCAAAAGAGTTGGGAAGGTATTACATAGGGTGCGAATTGCATGAGGATTATGGTAACTTAATACAACAACGATTAGGTGTGCCAGTTAAGAAAGTGGAACAAATTTCTTCACATTCTGTTGTAAATGGGTTGACTGAGGCATTGGGTGGTGTATAATGAAGGAGTCCAAACGAATTTAACGTTTATGCCTCGTAAGTCTTCTGCAACTGCTACTCCTGCAACACCACGCAAGACACGCACAAGAAAGACTACAACTTCAAGAAGAAAGTCTGCTTCTAAAGTAACTAAAATTGAAGTTAAAAAGGTTGACACTCCTGTGAAAGTACGTCCTTCTCAACCTAACTTAAAGGTTGCAGATTACATCTCTGATTTCAAAGTTCGTTGGCAGATTCATCAGTTTGAAACACAACAACTTTGGGAAGATTTGGTAAAAGGATATAACTTAACAGCAACTTATGTTAAAGACTCTTACAATAGAGCATTTAACTAAACCAGTTTAAAAAGTGTCACAAGGCCCCTTGAATGGGGTCTTTTTTATGCTATACTATAAGTATGAAAAATACTCACATCGAACATCCCGAAGATAGCATCCTTACTGGTGATCTATCTGTACTTGACTGGTTTGTTGCTAAGAGTAACATTTCAGCAAAGATTGACGGAGCTCCAGCAATAGTTTGGGGTACTAATCCTGCTAATGGCAGATTCTTTGTAGGCACTAAATCTGTCTTCAATAAAGTTAAAATTAAGATCAATCATTCACATGAAGAGATTGATACTAACCATCAAGGTAATGTAGCCACTATCTTACACAAATGCTTTGACAATCTACCATTTTTGCCAGGCATTTATCAAGGTGATTTCATTGGTTTCGGTGGTAATGATAAGTATACACCTAACACAATAACTTATTACTTTGATGAGGTAATTAATGCAGAAATTATCATTGCACCTCACACATATTATGAGGCAAAAGATGATTTAAGAAATGCAGTTGTTAAACCTTACAAGTATGAGTTTAGAGATACAGAGTATACTAAATGGGTTAGACCTGATGTAATACTTAGTGATGATAGAGAAACTATCAACAACTCATGCAAGTTTGCTAGACAAATTGCTACTTTATGTGATTTCGTTGATGTTAAGAAAGCTTCAACGATTACAAAGCAATTAAACAAATGTATTCGCAATGAAATTGAACTTGATGATTTAACATTAGATGCAATTGCTGATGCTAACAACTGTGACATAAATGTTCTACGTTTATGGAAATTAGTAGAGTCAATCAAGTTAGAATTGTTTGAATATATTGACAGATATGATGATGTTGATTGTTACATAGGCGAGAGTATGTGTGATCATGAGGGCTACGTAATCTCTAATGAGTTTGGTACATATAAGGTTGTTAATCGTGAAGTATTCTCTTTCTTTAACTTCACAATGGAGAAAACATGGTAGTGTGACAGTCCACAAGCTGTCTACATTTACCCCACAATACCCTAAAATCGGTTATTATATAGAAGTGGAGGCAAGGCAGACCGTCAGGTTGAACCCAAGATTGCCAAACTTGGTTGCATTACTGCAAGGCAGACCGTTAAAAGAAGCAGTTCTTTTGACTCGAAGGTTGAAACCTAGATTGCCACACTAGGTTGCCCCTCACTCAATTATTAGATCATTTGTTTATGTCAAATCAAACATTTCGCACACTAACTATCACTGAAGCAGAAGAAACTGCACTCGTTGAAATGATAGGATTCTTCAACGATATGGGGTGGATTAATGATGAATCTCAAGCAGATTACGACACTTTATGTGAAAAAATATGCGAACCTGCTTTCTGGGAGTATAACTAAACTCCCTATTTTTCTGTCCTTTATTATCATTTTTATCATGCAATCTTTAAAAGAATTTGTTAATTATGTGTGGGATTTCTATAAACCACATAGTGACCTTTATCCGATTAAAGGTTTAGTTAAGCAAGACATTTATGATGCGTTTTATGTATATAAACATAGATTATTAAAGGCAGCAAATGATAAGAATAATCGTTATACTTGGGGTTATGGTGATAGTTTAGATAGAGAAAGAGTAAGAGATATTATACTTGAAAGTCCACAATTCGTATGGAGTCACTAACAATGAAAACTGAACAAATGGAAAGAGACATTGCATTTTGTATTGATGAATTGGATCTTTCTAATGAACAAATAGGTGAAATTCTTCGTGCTTGTGAACAATTAGGGAACATCTCTGTTGAATACTTTTGCGAAGAATTTATCTTTGAATGTGATGATTTAGATGCACTAGATCGTTACCATGATGACAACTATCTTACTATTAATTGGGGGTTAAACTAATGACTTATTCACAAAAAGCAAATCCAAATGCAACAAATAGTGAGTTAGATTCCAAACGTATTATAACACATAAGGAACTAACTTCTACTCAAAGAGATGAACTTATTGAGCAGTATGTTGATATATTAGTTGATAGTATGGACAGAGAATGTTTATATACTATAGTAACAGATCATGTAACAAATTACTGTGATAGTTTATCAGATATTGAATTAAGAGAAGAAATTGATAACCATGATGAGGACTTATATGATGAGTTAGTTGATAACGTAACTCAACAATATGCTGAACTACCTAAAACTTTTGGAGTGCAATCCTAATGACTAAGTTATTAAACAGTTACACATTTTTGACTAAGAAAACTGTATATTATTCAGTAACAGTTGGTGCAGAAAATGTTAACGAAGCAGAAGAAATTGCATCTGATTCTGATTACATAGGAGATGAAGAAGATGATATTCAGTTATTAGAACAAGATGAATATGAGGTGGTGGAACTATTAGATAAGGAGGAGGATTAACATGGCAACTTATACACAATGGTCACAATCTTACTTTGTTAATGATACATCAAGGAATGATATTGTAACTGCTAATTTAACACCAGAGCAGCATGAAATTAACAATCAATGGTTTCAATCTATGAGAGATAAACTAACAGATAATGGTGTATTATATGTTCCTTGTTTAGATAAATCATTTAACAAATTAGGGGAGGAATTATGACAACAAGTGATGAGAAATTCTATGCACAAAGAGATGCTAACTTCAAGCAACGAGTTTGTAACATTTTGTTTGATGATTCTATTGAGCATAGTGAGAATGAAGCACTGGAATTAATTGCTAGTTTAAGACAACAAAGGGAGGAAGTTTAGATGTTAATTGACTTAAATAAAGATGAAATTAGCTATTTGGTTGATATATTAAAACTGAATAATGATGAGTTTATGATGGAAGAAGAAACAGAATTTTCATCTAATTTATATCTCAAACTCCGTAATATTTCTAAAGCGTGTACATGTAAGGAAGACGCTAATTAATAGGGGGGGGTCGCATAAAGTGTCGTAATAGTGAGGGATGTAACCTAATTAAATTCGGTAAACGGGTTAGGATGGTTACTCTCAGAATATTAAACAAAAGTATTCGTCCCTCACAAGTTTTTTCACTTTAATTGTTTATGTCAAATCAAACATTTCGCAAACTAACTATCACTGAAGCAGAAGAAACTGCACTCGTTGAAATAATAAGATACTTCAACGATATGGGTTTACCAGAGAATGTAAATCACGCAGATTATGAAACTTTAACTGATAAGATTTGCGAACCTGCTTTCTGGGAATACGAGTAATCGTGTTCCTTTTTTATTACTTTATTATGGAGATTTCATCATGGAACTAACATCAAAAGACGGTAATATGGTTGTTGATTTCTATCCTGTAAAGAATTGGGATGGAGAAATGATAAACAATCGTATCCTCAAAGTATTATCTTTCAGAGGAGATAAGCAAAAGAAAATATTAATAACTCGTGATGAGTTTGGTCATCAAATAAAAGAGTATATTCATCACTATAAGTATAAACTTACTTCTAAGTATTCACCAGCACAATTTATTAATCAGGAGGGTTAATCATGCGTTATTCTGTTCACTGTCCATCCGCACCTTTTGAGAATAGTTCTTTCATTAACCTCGAAGATTGTTGGGGTTTATGTTTAGATCTCTCAGAAGAATATGGATATGCTGAAGTTAGATATGGACAATGTGTCTTAGGTTCTTATACAAATGGGGGTTAATTAACAATGAAATTATTAGTAACCCAAATCGAATTTGATTTCAATGATGATTATGATGATGACTATAGTTTAACATTAGATGAGCAAAATTCAATCACTAATGATAACTTAGGCATCTGGGAAGTTGATAACGAAGATGAATTAGTTGATAAGATAAGTGATAATTCAGGTTGGTGTATTAAGTCTATTGATTATACATCAAATCTATTACATTCTCTCACAAGTTATCTTTAAGGAGGTATTAATTTACAATGAACACACTTGATTTTCTATCTAATGTATTAAGAGATTATTGCACATTGCATGATCTTGAATATATTTCAGCAGACGATTTGCTCTATGAAAGTAATACTCAAGAGTTAGATTGTCACACTAAATTAACATCAGAGCAAGAAGATTGGTTATCTTGTTATATCACAGTATGGGATCTTGCAGCTGCTAATGAATAGCAACTGAAACCCCTAAAGTGTCCCTATAGTGTACCGATCTTTAAAACCTTATGAACAAAACTTCAAAGATCATGCAAAGGATTTTACAAGTTGAAAACTTTCAAAATGTTGCCTGTGTATGTTCTAACTGGCAAGAATTTATGCAAGAGTTAGAAGAATGGGGAGTATATGGGTGTGCTAAAATAGATTTTGATGATGAAGATTTAGACGTTTCAGTATTAGATAGATTCATCAAATCTGAAAATGGATATGAAAGAACTGGTGACGATTGGAACCTTATCTATCAATCAGGAGGTGTATTAGCATGACTAATTTACAAGAATTTGTGGACTATGTTTGGTCATTCTATGGTGAACATAGTGAGACAATTTACCCCATTAAAGGTTTATCTAAATCAGACATATTTGATGCCTTTTATGTATATAAGCACCGATTATTAAAGGCTGCTAATGTACCAAATAACAACTATACATGGGGTTATGGTGATAGTTTAGACAGAGAAAGAGTCAGAGATATTATATTAGAATTACCACAATTTACATTTGGAGGTTAAACAAATGTCACTACAATCTGATTACGAATTTGAACAGAATCACAGGAAGATTGATCTCTATGAGTATCTAACTGGTGATGAATTAGAGCAAGTTACTAACATTTTTCTCGAAGCACTTGCAAGAGAAGAAGGTATTACCCCAGAGGTATTTGAGATAGAAACTAACATTTTAGTTGAACAAGTTTACTTTAATTCTTAACTATGGATAGACTTAATTTCCTTTCTAATGTATTACAAGATTATTGTAATTTACATGACTTACCTTTCATTAGTGCAGATGAATTGCTCTATGAAAGTTCTACTCAATCAATGGATTGTCATACTAAGTTAACATCAGAACAAGAAGATTGGTTATCATGTTATATTAATGTATGGGATCTAATTGTAAATCAGGAGGATTAATTTGATGAGAACATTACATCTAACTAACACACAATTTGATGTGCTATGTGGTATTTTACAAGACACAGTTAATGATATTGAAGAAGATATATTATATGATACTGTAACATATCAAATTCATCAAAAACTTAATC